AACTAAGGCTAAATTCTCTGATTTATCACTCTTTTGATTTTTAAAAAATCGACGATTCTTGCGAATTGAGTGAAAAAGATAGTCGTATTGCAGCTTGTTGTCTAGGTGGCTATGCATATTGATTTCATTTACATACAGTACAGTATCGATGAAATTAGAAAAATACCTGTTTGTCCTCCAAGGCACGTACTTGTGCTCAACAATACCTGATGGATCACTGTATGCCTTGGTATATGAAATTGAGTTTTCATAGCGCCAATCATACTTGTTATTCATTAGTAAACTCGAGCTCTATCATGCATTCAGTGAGGAATGCCATTGTGTTGATTTCCATATCAGCACAGAATGCTGCTTGATATTGATACTTACCAAGCAATAATACGAGCATTGGAATCGACTTGGTTGTGAAGTATTCTGATGCAGTATCGTAGAACTTACGGAAAAGGCCTACTTGGTCTGCATCTAGATTTTCTGAAACCCACTTTCGCACTTGAGAGTAGTTTTTCTTATCTTTCATCAGCTGAATAAGCTGACGAATTGATACATCCTGAAGATCAGACAGGATGCCGCTATCAATAGCACCTGTTGCACTGTAACGCTGAAGTTCGTTTAGAACTCTACGCCAGTCTGGAAAATGCTTCTTAATGACCTCTGCAACAACCTTATTATCGTACTTGATCTTTTCGGTATCAAGAATACCAAGTGTACGCTTATAAAATTGTGCGGCTAGCTTATCCATCTCCTTTTTCTGAATTCGAAAGTCAATAACAGAACAACGAGAATGGAGAGGCTCAATAATCTTGTTTTTGAAATTACAAGTTAGAATGAACCCACAATTTTTGGAAAACTCTTCCATGAAGTTACGAAGAGCTGGCTGAGTGGAATTGGGATTGAGATAGTCTGCTTCGTCAAGAATGACGTACTTTCTGCCACCCATCAATGAAACTGATGAAGCAAAATTCTGAATATCGTTTCTGAGTGTGTCAATGTTTCCGTTCAGTGAACCATTGATAACGATATAATCACAACCTAGCTGCTCAAGCATGGCTCGAGCAATTGTGGTCTTACCTACACCTGGAGGACCAGATAGTAGTAGATTAGGAATGTTTTTCTGATCAACAAACTGTTGAAAAGTGGCTCTAAGAGCCGGTGGCAGAATAGTATCAGCTACAGACTTGGGACGATAGATCTCCGTCCAGAGAAATTCCTGCAACATTGTTCACCTCGTTCATAATAAAAAAGTAGCAATTATTCAAAAGAAGAATCAGCCTCAATAGCAATCCAGTACTCGATATCTACTCCCTTGAAGTGTGCGATACCTCGCTGAGAGATGGTAACATTGTACTGGCCATTCAAGATCTTAGTAATATTTTCAGCCTTAAAGATAGCCTTGAATACTTTGTCGGTAGCACCAATCTTTATGGTGAACATATCATTTGTAACTTGCTTTGAATCCAAAGCCTTTATCAAAACATTCTGGCCATCTCCAACAATTGCAATATCAGGCAAGCCAAGAACACTAAGAGCCTTGATGATCTCCTTAAGTGTATTTTCAGTCAAGGTAAATGTTACATCAGGATTGTCAATTTTAAGATCCTTCTCAGGTGCCTTCTGAATTAGAGATTCCTCACACAACGAATAGTTTGTTGTTCTACCACTACCATCACTGATGACAACATCAGAAGTAGTAAATGCTAGAGAAGGCTTCTCAAATAGAGATAGAGCACCCAAGAATCTTGGTAGATTGTAAATTGCAAATTTTGAAGTAAATGTATCTGGTACTGCTGCCTTAGCTAGAATAGTCTTTGTGGCAGATACAGTACGAATGACAGAACCTTCGTTGATTGCAATTGAAGGATTAATATTTGCAAAGTTCTTTAGGATTTGAATTGTCTTCACATCAATATTCATAACAAACTCCTCAGTTTAACCTCTTTTGCCGAGCTTTGATGGATCAGCTGTTGCAGATGCTCCAATAGAAGCAATATCAGCTAACGAACCACCAAAGATGTAGCTACCAACATGCTGTAGCTTCATCCATGGACACAGCCATGTACGAAGACCAATTTCCTGAGCTTTCTGGCAAAACCAATAGTCCTCGGAAAGATATCGCTTAGACTTTGGATCGATTTCTGCCTGGAAATACTGCATAATTTCACGTGTACCATCAAACGCAGCAGTCCGAACATGATCAGGCTTGTACATATATTGTGGGAATGCTTCGAGAAACTTCTTGGCAGCCGACTTACGAATCATCATAAAACCAGTACCAAGTTCTAGTACTTCTGCTGGTTCTCCAATTGAAATTGAACCACCACCATTCTTAGGATTGAATACGTAATCTCCAACAAACTTCTCAAGAACATTGGCATCTTGATCTGCAATGCCTTTATCAACAGCTAGCTTAATTTTTTCCCATGAAATACACTTCTTAGGATAAGGACCACCAAGAATATCATACTTCTCATCCTGGTGCATTAAAGCTGCCATAGCAATTACATCTTGTGGACTGTAACCAATATCAGAATCAATAAAGATGAGTGTTTCACACTCTGAACGCATAAACTCATCCATGCAATAATTACGTGCACGAGTAATCAGCGATTCGTTAAACAAAAAATAACACTGCAATGGAATCCCATAACTAGTGCATAGGGCTGACAAATCAGCCGTTGATTTTGTAAACATGCCAGCGCACTGACCACCGTACATAGGTGTAGCTAGGAATAATCTGTTCTTACGTAGTGGCTCTAAGTCAATTTTAATTTCCATTATTGTACCCCATACTTCTTGTCATGTTCCTTACCAAGACCATAACTACCATTATACATCTTTAAGCTCTCTGACTTAAACAGTAGGAATTGTCCAACTCGCGTTCCTCTACGAATAATCATTGGTCCCCCACCCACATGCAAGGCACCAGCCATTACACCCTTATACCCTGAGTCGTATAGACCAGATGTAATGAATACACCATTGCGGTTTAGCGTGGAGCGTGTAATTACCCAACCAGCCTCACCCTCACCAATTTCAACAATATTTTGCATAACAATTTCATACGTGCCTGGATTGAGAATCCAATCGTCATTTGCATCAGGTGCAATCTGCTTTGAACCACGATGAATCTTAGTTTGTTCTGTAATCGTAAATGGTTTGTAATCAATTGCAAAAATCTTATCGATTCGAAGGTCAACTGCATTTGGTTGAACATCACCTGGTTCAACATGCTCAACCAATCGAGACTTGTTGTCTGGGTTCATAATATGAATCATCATTGTGCGTTCTCCTTATCATTGCAATACATCATATAGAGCACATAATGTACAGCCTTTAGTAGGTCCTTCCGGTTCTTTCCAGCCTTTCGGCCATAACGAGAAAGATACTTGATTGCATTATCGCGAGCGGTTGTTTCTAGAGAACCCAATGATTCCCACATATCAACTACCTGAAATGTCTTATTACCAACATAATGTTGACCATATGTTGACTCAATATAGTTTAGAATCTCGGTGAGATTCTTGTCCTCGTTGTAATTGAAATTAGTCATCAATAACCCCACAAATATGCATAACCATTGCGATCAATATAATTCATATTGTTCTTTGCAATCTTGATCAACGCAGTATCTTCTGTCTTGAAGTTGAAATCAACTTCTTTCTCAAACTTACCATTAATTAATCCAGTTGGACTATTGTCAAATGGAATACCATTCAAACCTGCCCACACTCCAGCACTAGAATCCCATGTGTCAATATAGTCTTTAAATGCTTCTGCATACATAATTTCATTGGGACCATCCATCATACCCAAGAAGTGCACCTTCTGACCATTGTTTTTGAGATTAGGAAAGATTGTAGCTTCCTTCATCTCATACATGAGCTTAATTCTCGACATGAAGCGTTGAAGCTTATTCCCCTTTTCTACTCCATAACAGTTTGGAGCAGTAAGAATTGAAACACCAACATAATCAACTAGCTTAGGATTATTAGCAGCCCAATAGAATGCCTTAATGCAATCCTTTACATCACCAATTCTTGATTGTGGGACAAAGAATGTCTTGAAGCCAGCTTCATGAAATTGAGGAGCTAGTGTCTTTGCAGCCTCGATTGTCTTTTCACTTTCTTCGGCTGGATAGTCTGTCATTACAATATAGTTGGCTTGAATCTTCTGACCCATCGAGATCAACTTGTCAGAAGGATACATTGGAAGGCCACGCTTGTACATTTCAAACGCAGAATTATCAAGAATAATCGTGCAATTATTCTTTTCTTTTTCGGAAAGGTAGAAGTTGCAGTATTCCTCACTCTCTTCTACTAGATGAGCTAGTACAAGATGATTCTTGCGGCCTGCAACTAGATCTAGATGTGGAATTGGTGCAATATGACAAAATTCAAATGACATAATAAAACCTCACAAAAGGACAAAGAGTTGATTACTCTTTGTCGCGAATAATATGGTGATGTGGAATCAACATCGTATAGTTATCAGGAGTATTTACCTGGACAAACTTATGTCCGCCATGTGTAGTATGCTTGACAAACTTACCAGTGGTGAGCTTATCTTTATTATAAGCATTCTTGAATTTGACAGGATCACCTGGTTTATATTTCTTTGGCGTGTCCATTAGTGTATTGCTCCAAGGGGTGGATACATAATTGAAGAGCCATTTTCTCCATCTTCACTGACTTCAATCTTGAGCTCTCTTGTGGGGTATTTATCTTGAATGAGTGATGCAAGATCATCAGAAAGCATTTCACAAGACTTGTGATTTGCATTAATTTTATCTTGGAACAAAGATTCAAGCCAACGTTTGAAGAGAATAAACTCAATATCTCTATCGTTGTGAAATACCTCAATTTCCACTCTAAAATGGAAGATGTGTCGATGAGGAACACCGAGAAACGACACTTCCTTTAAAGAAGGCTCAGTAGCTGCTTGAGGATACATGTGGATTCCTTCTTTCTGGAAGGTTACCCATATGTATCGCTTATAATCTGAATTTAACATTACTTTCGATTATCAGCTAGCGTTGGCATGTTCAATGTGTTAGAACGACTCTTCATAATTTATAATCCTTTCTGCATCTTGATATTGTCGAAAAATTCTTGCTTAGTACCATCCATATAGAACAGACCATGCAAGACCGTTGTCTGCGTGAGTGATGAATGAGCCATCACACCACGATTAGTGCAACATCCATGTTCAGCTGCAACATGCACACCAACGTTCTCAGAGCCCGTTGCTGCCATAATAGACTGAGCAATGTCGTTGCACAATTCTTCTTGCAATGTACCTCGGCGAGCACAGTGCTGAGCAATTCGAACATACTTTGAAAGACCAATCACCTTTACCGTTGGTACAATTCCGATGTATGCAACACCTGTGACCGGCTGGTGATGATGAGAGCACATTGACTTCAATTCTGCTCGAATCACAATCATACCATTATATGGCTTTGAACCATGCTCACCATCATTAGGAAAAGATGTCACAGATGGTGGTGGAAAGTATCTACCAGACATTATTTCATTGATATACATCTTTGCTAGACGACGACCAGTCTCTTGGGAATTAGGATCATTCTCTCGATCAATTACAAGAGAATCCAACACACCATTAAACTTCTCTGTGAGTTCATCAATCAATTGAGGAATCTCATCATCTTCAATGAAAGAAGAAATATTGTCATTTGCAAAATATCTGATGCTATTAGACTTCAGACGGTTACGAATACGATCAGATACGCTCATTGCTACTTCTCCCACCAAAAATTAATCCAGTCTTTATTAATGTCTCTGTTGATTTCCCTACAATAAAATTTAATACGACGTTCCTGTGCATTGTTAAAAAATAATGCAAATACATCTGGGAATTCGTTTCTTTCAACATCCATGAATTGTTCAATACCGTTGAGAGTATCACCTGAATCGATAATATCTTCAACAATTAAACATTTCGAGTGTGTGAGAATGTGTTGAGTATTTGCATCAATAGTACAATGTTTGTGATCTCTAAGAGACCATTTAAATGTAATTAGTGGTTTGTTTAGCCTATACGATAAAATAGTAGCAGGAATAAGACCACCACGAGCAACACCACAAATGTATTGATAATCTTCTCTTTCCAGGATTGGAATAATTTGTTCCATGTCAATTTGAAATTGTGCATATGAATAATCCATTATGTGCCCCACGCATTCTTCCACAACTCAACTTGAAGTCTTGGAGAATATCTCCATCCTTCTTTCATTGCAAGATTGGATACCCAAATCTTATTATCTTCATAATACTTGCCCGTGCCACCAGCAGGCATTACATAAACTGGTAGACTAATATTACCTAGTCTATAGCTATTGATAGCACTAATTACATCAATATAGTCTTCCTCGGAAGAAAGTACCCACTTGAAATACCCATTTCTACCTGCAGAAGGATTGAAATATGTACTGACGATTTCAGGTCGAATAGCATCAATCCACTTCTCACCAGATGATGGTAGCTTTGATGAAATCGAGAATGTTACTTCCTTAATTTTATCGTACATATATAGACTGAGATCATCACGAAGAGGCTGTGTGCCATTTGTCTCAAATGTAACATGAGACAAATTCATATGCCTCTTTTCAAATTCCTTGAACAGTTCAATGTACTGCTTTTGCCAACCAAGAAGTGGTTCACCACCAGTTAAAACAAGATGTTTATCTTGTGAAAATTTACCTTCAGGTAGAAGCTGTTCGATCTTATCCACAATCTGTGTAATAGACAGCACTGGTGATAAGTGTTTGAACCTCACGTCCCAGGAAGCATATGAATCACAGCCAGTATGAACCAATGGTAGATCTTCATATTTCTGGTACTTGCTTGGATCAATCTGAAGACGCTCTTCAGAAAGTTGTCCCTTTGGCATTGCAAATCCTTGGCATTGGAAGTTGCAACCAAATACTCTTAGAAATAAAGAAGGTACTCCTAGATACTTTCCTTCACCTTGAAGGGAGTAAAAAATTTCTGCTACTTTAATTGACATTGTTAATTTCTCGTATAAAGACCAGAATTTGCTCCATGTTCTCTAACTTCAACTGATTCAAGTCGAACTCGAGGACTATAACTATCAAGACGAAGGAACTCTTCACACTTCTTGAAGATCATTTCAGCAAACTTTTCACAACCAACAGCAGGTACTCTGACCATATCAATCATACCTCTACGATGAGCCATTTCAAACCAATCTAGCTCAGGATCATCTTCTGCCACTAGAGTCTTGTGATCAAATGTCTCTTCCAGCCACTTCTTCATTGGCTTCATACCACCAAAGTCTACAACCCAGTTACGGTAATCCAATTCTTCTGCTGCAAATTCGAAACTAACTTGAATTGCATACCCATGCACGAAATGACAATGACTTGAAGCTCGCCACTGTCTAAAAGCACAAGAAAGACCTAGATTATGACCATATGTTTTTGTTGATCTATGCATACCCATTGTTCACTCCTTTACTGAAATATAATGCACGCCACTTTCCTTAAGAAGGATAGTACTATATTCTGCTAAATCTTGCCACCGCGGATTCAAATTATTATTTGCAAATCCAAACACATTAGTAATACCAGATTGCACAATTGCCTTTGCGCATTCAGGACAACAATTTGGTTCCATCATTGTTGGATATATATAGATGTGGCAACCTCTGACGGACTTATTTGAATTGAGAATTGCATTCAATTCCGCATGTACAACTAGTTTTAGTTTTGTGTCTCGGTCTGCAATTCTACTATCGGAGTCATCCACGCCTCTTGGAAAGCCATTGTATCCCATGCCAACAACTTGCTTAGTTTGGGGGTCAACAATTATAGCTCCAACTTTCCTTCGACCACTCAGATACATGCTTTGCTAGATTCAAAAATCTAACATTCCACTTATGATCTACCATTACTGATTCATCCATTCAGGAGGATTGCGATTTGTCCATGTATGAAGATGGCTTTTACCATTCTTGTAATAGTTTCTATAGTTTGTGATAGGATCATCAGATATAATATATTGCGTGGCCATTGCTGATGGCATTTTTGTCATATCATAATCTTTAAGATTATAGGGTGGAGACTGCAGAGTCAATCCAAGTTCGTTGCACTTATGAACTTTGCCATATCGGTAATTGTATTCTTTCATTAGTGCAAACATATGGTCAGCCAACCAATTGTAATTTGATACTGCTTCTCTGGTCCATATTGCTGATGGATGATTGATGTGGGTTGCTTTGTAGACAACACTATCACGTTCATCACGAAGCACGTATCGCTTTACGTTTCTGCCTGTCTTGGTCTTTCCATTCTCAAGATGACCATCAAGTACACGGTGGGCGGTAGATAAAAGTTGGGCTGACTCAAGAATCATCTTGACGACATGCCTATCAACCATCCACATAGCACATTGGACAGGATCTTCAGATAGATAAAATATATTCACTTACACACCACTAAATTCGCGACGCTTTTTCTTCTTGAATGCTTGTTCTCTATGATAATCATTAGCTCTCGTATAATACACTATGCCATCTAAATGGTCAAGCTCGTGTTGAAATGCTCTAGCAGTGATTCCTGTAAATGTATCGGTTCTCGTATCTCCATTGGGCATTGTAAACCGTACTCTGCAGTGTTGTGGTCTTTTGACCTTTACAAATAAGTTGGGAAATGATAAACAGCCTTCTTCCAATAAGACTTCTTGATCGCTTGGCATTACCATTTTTGGATTGAAGCAAACAAAATTTTCTGGATATGCTCTCAAAGCAAATACTCTATATGGCACACCCACTTGATTTGCTGAAATACCAATGGCGTTATGATCATACATCATTTTCACAAGATCTCTTGCAAATTCAACTGGATCAAATGGTGGATTTGAAAAATCAAATTCCTGACACTTTTGCTTAAGAATTGGATCTGTGCTAGGTACTAATTCCATATTATACCATCCTTGAAAAATTTTGTTTCTTTTCAAACTTAATTATTGAGTGGAACTTATCATACATTTGATCTGTCTTGTGACTAATGATAAATGTATTTGTGTCC